GCGCATTTTGATAATTTACTTAAACACTTAGAATGATTCCTACTATAACCAGAAAGCAAAGAGACAGCATGCTACTTGAAAATGACAACATAAACATGAGGTTGGAACAGATTGCTTCACATCAGGTGAGATCCATCAGGGAAGTTAATCAGATAGGTGGTCCAGCAACATACCTCAACCCATACCCTTTCGAACCCCTTTCTTTTGTCTCCGGGAAAGTTTATATAGGCAATAGGCATGTAGGCCATTACAGGGGAAGGTCAGCTGTGTTATCAGGGTTGACTCTAACAAAAGACCCATCTCAATGTCAAGAAGTTGTTCTTGAGAGAGCTACAAGTTGTGCAGTTAGAGAAACTGCAAGTTCAGCTCCCTCTATGATGCTCCATCAGATTGCATCACTCTCATTCCTCTTCTCACTGGCCAACAAAGGAGCCTTTGAAGAATTATGTGGGGATTATAGACCAGACATAATGATTCCACACTTGGGAAAGTTCATATTGATAGACATTACATCAGACAAGACTGAAGAGAAGCTGGAGAACATGCCAGAGGATTACTCATGTGTTGCTATATCTAAATATAAGATCCTCAAGCCACAAGGTCTACTAGAGAAGATATATGAGCTGTCGCTAGAGAACGATGCTAAGAGCACTGATTTCATCTACTCGCTGGCAGAAAAGAATTCCAGACATCACTCTAGGCAGATGCTATACACAAAAGATCTACTTGATTTCTTTGCTAGTGGTAAGGACAAGCACGGCAGATCAATCCAATATCATTGCAGGTTAGCTACAGAAGCTCTTAAAGCTGATTACTTGAGAGTTCCAGAAGTCAAGCCTCAGACTGACATATGTGCTCTGATAATCTCAAAGCTCTCGAGCATTGATCTACCAACCCTTCGGGACAATGAAGTTCACATCCTTCCTGCTAATGCATGGTTACCAGTTAGAGAGCAGCGAGCTACAAAGCCTAAGACAGATCAAGAAGTAGAGACCATGAGCTCATCTTATTATGATGTTAAGGGTGCAACTTCAGAAAGCAAAGAGCTTTTCACAATGATAGAAGTTACTGCTCTTCATCCTAAGGCTTTCATGAGCATAGAGAGATATCCAGTGGAAAAGTTATGCAGAGATGCCCTATGCGAAGAAAGATTCAAGAGGTTTCTAAAGGTTTTTGGTAATCTCACATCGACATACCAATTCTGCATGATGGACAGGATAGACAAGCACACAGGAATTAGATATATAAATGGAGAACCACAGTTGAGGAACAGAACAACCAAACACCCAGTATACCCTGTTGGTGAGCCCATATCTAAACCCTATGATCAATCAGAAGAACTTCTGGATGGGAGATATCAGTTGGATCCTGATCATTTTGATTTCCTCACTAGCAAGTCAGCTAAGACAACAATTGCTGCTCTGAGCAGGTCAAGGGATTATCAAGAGCTCCGTTTTAGAGCAAGGATATCCACAGCCATATGCCTGGTCAAGAAACCTGGGTCCTGTTTCAAAGTGACGCACTTCAATAATGAGAATATCTATGCTGAGGTCTACATATCTGGGCTCATTTTTGAAAAGGATAAAGGCGTGACATATGTTAGCTACTTTTATAATGGGGTTCTCTACAGAACTGATAAATGGAGGCTACCTGATGTTGAAAATTATTCAGTTGCACATCATAGATTATGTGCACTTTTATATTCATTAGAGAGTAGAATAGCAGTAGGCTCTCATGTTACAGTTGCTTGTCAGATCTACAGTAGAATCCTATCCGAGAACTCTTGGGGTGCTTCTAAGTTCTTCAAGGCTTACAGATACTTCTCTTCAGGGGTTTGCATGAACTCATATTTCTGTGATAAGAGTATAGAGAAGATGATCAAGGAAATAGGACCTGTTAGTCGAAATAAGGCAAGCACCTCAATGATAGTGAACTTGCTACTTAAGAATGCAAAGAAGGGATTGACAAGGTATGGGCTCACTCCTCTCTTTCTTTTCCCTTTTCAGCTAATAGGCTGGGATGCATTCTTGGTTTCGCTATGTCCATCATCAACGTATGGGAGAAATAAACACATCTATGACACACTAGATGACCTTGCTGATGAAATAGATTTGTTCAATTCAGTTGAGCCTACTGTCAAGAGGCTATATGAAGACTTTGAAACAATTATATCAACAGAAGCAGAAGCTAGTTCCCTAGTTTCGATGTACTCAAATCATCTCTCCAAAATAAGAGACTTGTCAGCAGTTACTGGTGGAAGGTTTAGCTATTCTCCGATAGGCACACTCCTCATTCAGGATGAGATACAAGACCTCAAGGTGACTTACTCTAAATTGCAAGGCAACATGCCTAGACTATCTCAACTCATGACTGCTAAAGCTTCACATAGCCCTTTCACTGGAAAGCCGCAGATGGCAATGCATAGCATTATGGAACTCAGTAATGTCTACAAGACTAGGAGTACTAGCTTGCTTGCCCTTCGAGTCTTAACAAAGGAGGGGTTGATAGATCTAACAATGAGGATGTTCGATAAAGATCAAGTGGGTGGTAATAGAGAGATATCAATTCTGACATCAGAGTTTAGAATCCTTCAAGTAACTACAGAGTATGTTATGAGAGCTCTAGCAGAGATGATAGACACTGATCTTTTGCAGGATCCAGAGAAGATAAACACAGTTGTAGGGTGGCTATGTGACGCTATAAACAATGGAAGAATGGAGAACCTAACTGCTGATCAGACGAAATGGGGTCCAAATTCTCCTACTGCATCCTTTGGTCTAATGAACTTATCACTTCTTGGCTATTCCACTGAGGCATACATGCCAGCTGCCATTTGCTTAGCCTCTGAATTTAAAGTCTTTGAGATGTGCCCTTGGATGGAAGGTTCGCTAATAAGAAGCGACTCAAGCAACACACTTGCAGGGAAGGTAGGCAGGTATCACATGGGCCAAGGAATATTTCATCAAACTTCATCAGTTTATCATTCATTAGTTGTTAGAAAACTAAATAGAGTTGCTGTCTCCATGATTAGGATTCCTGGATCTCTCGTTGACTCTTTTGGGGATGATCATAGTAAATCAGTAGAACTTGTCATAAAGTCAGCAGTAACAAGTGATGACTTAGCAACTATTGCATATGAGAGGAAGGTAATGAACATTGATGATGAAGCTTACAATGAGATTAAGCCAGTGTTAGATGCAGAGCTGGATAGAGTGAGGGACTATTATTCGAGGTTATCAGTATTATTTCTATACTTTGGCATCAAGACTAGTGAACACAAGAACATAACATCAGACAGTATGATAGAGTTCAATTCAGTTTTCTTATCCAAGGACTCATTAGGCTCAACAGACATCAAATTTATTTACTCTCTCATAGAACCAGGCACAACAGGCAATTTCTTGTTTGATATGTCTAACTCGCTCAACACCTATTACAATGCTCTTGGCACCAACTGCTCCTACAATAGTGCTGTGGCTATTGCTAATATGAATTATCTAAGGTTATGCAGACAATGGAGAATCAGACCTGATGTGACTGGTTTGCCAAGCGACAAGTCTTTACAAATGGGCATCATACCTTCATACAAAATCAAGACTGAAGAGACAGGATTGGTCTATCTTGAGAGTGAATCAACCCTAAGATTCAAGACTAGAGATCTATTCAAACCAAAGGAAGACTACTTGTCAGACTTCTTAGCATTACAGGAAAAGCTAGTGATAACGAATATAGCAGGCACCAGAGCAAAACAGAACTATAGAAGTATTATAGCTTATCCGACAACAGATAAGATAACTGTAATGTCCCCTTTCTTCACTTACTCCAACTCAATAGGTGAAACTTATTCCAGATATGCAAGAGAAACATTCAAGAATCCTAATCATCCCATGCTAATAAGGCATCCAGCTTATGAGAAGACATACTATCATCAAATAGAAGAGTTCAATCCTCCAAACAAAACCCTTCAAATGATAACAATAAGGAAAAGTATGGCTCAGAAGACTGACTATCTCTCTCTTGCTGTTAGTTACTATCCTAGACAGGACTACATTTCTTCTGACTCAACAGAAGAGGAATTGCTGTTACACTTCATGAGAAATCTTCCTAGATTCAACATGGAGTCAGACATGTTCGGGGTGAAGACAGCTTCACTTCTGGAGAAGATGGATGCTATAGAGTCGAAATTAGATGAGATAACTCAACCCAACTTTAGATGCTCAAGAATATTGTACAATACGAAAGGTGAACAGCTAACATTTTCTAGACTAGTTGTTTACCCACCCCATTCAGATCTTCTAATGCCAGTGGTACTTGAATCTTTTAGTTTGTCTCCTGAGTTATTATGGTCTAATGATGACTTCATAGGATCTAGTTTGACATCAATCCATTGCCTCCATGTGACAGAAGACATGCAGGTGACTCAGGTGCCATTAGCAAGGGGGAAGAGATGCATGGACTACAAGAAAGAAAGAAGAAACATACCAATACCCAACAAAGAGATGATCAATCAGATGAGCCTGGACTTTCTTTATGCCTCTGAACAGATATATAGGACAAACTTAGGACAGACTGAGATATATCTTAACTTATTGATAGACATGGCAAGCTCCACATCAGTTGATTTTGACAACTTCCTTGATAATCTTGAAATTAAGTCTATGGATGAATATGGAGACACACTACTTCTGTCTGATAGAGACGAGCTAAAGGTGACGGAGCCTGAGATTTACGAGAATGTTGAGCCAGACCTCACTGAACTTGCAGGTCTTGTCTTTGATCAGGATGCTGAAGAGAGTGCTACTACTGAATGGGTGTCTCTAGCTCTGCCTAGGAGATTTGGTATATTATGCAACCCATCTTTCACACTTAGATTTGCTGTTCTGGAGTACTTCTTGAGGCTATTAGAATCAGAAGAGGTGATACCCAGCAGGCTGACACCTAGATCTCTCCGATCAGTGAACATAAAGAAGGGGCTCAAGGTGTACACTGTTGATCCCGATCTTAGCAAGAAGTTGAGAGTGGCCACAACTAATGTAGTTTTGCAGCTAAACTGTGAGCTTGACCCCTTGTACAAGTGTCACAAGGAGATGATCAACTCACTTATTAGTCATCAGAACCCGGTCCTCACAGTAGAATGCTTAGCAGGTAGTCCTCCTGGATGCTCTTTCACTAGTGAACCTATGGGCAGAATAGTGGATTACTCTGAGTTGGGAGAAATTAGAGATGCAAACAGAGTGAGAGTACTGAATGGGTTTGTTTCTGATTATTAATCGTGTGTTTGTATATATCAATAATAGTGCTTTGTTGTCTTTTTTTGTATTTTCAAAAGTTCTTACGGCAAAAGCCAAAATGCG